TCGGTCCATCCATGCTCATCCATATCAAAACCCAAGTTTTTGTTATAGTGCATAAACTTGTCCATGTCAGTAATATAATCTTTTCTTTGGTCAGACATTATCTGCTCCTGTAAGGTCGTAAATTTGGAAATAATTTATATCTAATATCTTGCCAAATAGCTCCAGATATTACCATAGAGGCTTCATTATCCGAAGGATAGTGAACCCCTTGTAAACATCTAGCTAGTCCAGCAAGACCTATCATTTTAAAAAAGTGTGACGAATGGTATGGATACATATCTGAAAATAGATATGCTGCCATTGCAGCATAAATTGTGTGACCCGAAGGGTACGCAGGTGTATGATGCGTTTTTGTTTCTATTACATTGATCCTATAATCTAAAAGGTCTCCTAATTGTTTGGGTCTAGGTCTATTAAATTTGTGTTTAAGGTTCATTATAATGGGATCTGCTATTTTATAAATCTTCTTAAAATCTTTTTCAGGTATAGGTTGGCCTATCTTAGCAAAGATTGGTTTATACAAATCTAGTGGCTCTTTGTCTACTAGTTTTACCAAACTTTTGTCTTCGTAGCTCAAGCTACCTGTAATACTTTGTAGGTATTCTAATTCTTTCTTTGTTTCTTCTGATGTATTCTTAGGCGGCTTAGGTAGGACGTTCTCCCAGTCTATTGTTATTAGATCTGAAACTTCCCAAGTTTTAGGACTTTTTGTATAAACCACAGAGTCTATTGTGGAAGACAAAGATTTATTAAATTCTGATATTATATCCATTATCTTCTGTAGTTAAAGTAATAGTTTACGGGTGGCTGATAGCCATTATAATAATTAAAAGTGGTAACTCGCGGAATACTGTAGAACTGCGCGTTGACACCAATTGTTACTGTTCTTCTATATGGATCAACATATGCTCCATTAATGTTTAAAGTTGTACCTTGTGGTAGCCACACAACGTGCGGTTGATAGCCAACAACTTTTCGTTGACCCCAAGGCCACTGAGCCGAAGCTGTGTCACACATGACACAAAAACCAAAAACAGCTACAAGTCCTGCAATTAAATTTTTCATGCTATATCCTTTAAAATATTTTTAGAATCTTCTTTTACGATACTATGAGGTCTGCCATCCGTAGCAGTGTATCGCGTTGGTTTCATCATATCCAGATGGTCATAAATAGTCCAAGCCAAATCCTCCGGTCCACATCTGCCTTGGTCAAAGTCGTCTGCGTTAGGGCTTGACGCTCCAATGGTGCGTCCCATTTCATAGCTACCACAACTAATCATTAGCGGTGCTAGTTTACCAAAGTGATCTCTACCTTGATTTTGATTTACTTTTGGGGTTCTGCCAAACTCGGAAGTGACCACAAGCATAACACGTTCATACATACCTCTAGCTTCTAGGGTATCCATAATCTTACCAAGATAATGATCTAACTCTACTTGTTTTGTAGATAGTGCTTGACCAATATTTGTGTGCATGTCCCAGCCGCCATAACTTAATGACACAAACTTAGAGCCAGCTTCCAGCAATCTTATTGCAGTAAGGGCATCCTGCCCTAAAGTCGCTTCCTTGAACTTGTCATAGTCTTTATCATTTTCAAAACGAAAAGCTTTTGAGCCATTACCTAAAATAATATCAACAGATTGATTGCGAAGATCGCTCCAGTCTTTTGCCATCTGTTGTTTTTTAGCGATAAAATTACCATCAATTACATTAAGAGCATGGAGTCTACGCTTGAAGTCATCACTTTTACCAAGTAGTTGTAAGTCTTTACGACCTTCTCTAGTAGCATCAAACCCTGTGTATTTTCCGCCAAGCCAAGCCGCCCCATTGTGATCGTAAGAGCCTAGCTTAACGTATGTAGGCAATCCATCGTCTGTGTTTACACCGTGATGCTTGCTCATCATAGAGCCATAGCTGGGCCATTTAGAGCTTGTTCCAGCCCCAAAGTTTGCTTCTCCCGTAACAACCCAATGAACAGCAGATGCGTGATTTTGATCTCTGTGACCAAACGATCTAGGAATTGCAATTTTGTCTGTACGCTTGGACACCTCTTTAAACAAACCGCCTAGCTCTACGCCTGCGACATTTGTTTTAGTAGCACCTGTTACAGATCGCCTGTCAGCAGGAGCAAATGGTACAGGATTAAAAGTCTCAATATGAGAAGCCCCACCGCCAAGAAAAAGGAACAATACTGCGGTATCGTCCTTCTTTTTGTCGTCGGCGTAAGTCGCTGTGATATTTCCGTAAGCAAAAGTAGTTGCTCCTAATTTAACAAAATCTCTTCTTTTCATAATATGATCTCTCTTTTAGCTCGCGGCGAAACCGGCAACAACGTCTTCATATATACATCTAGGCACAGACGCAAATTCGTCGAGGCAAAGGGGCTGATTCCACTCACATCTATAACCTCTGATATCCTCTCCAGTCAGAGTCTCCAACTGTGCATTACTAGGTTCTAGTTCTAAAGAGTCTCTAACTAAAGCAGTGCCAAGACAAGCTGCTGACAGACCTTTTATAAAATCTCTTCTTTTCATCATCCGGGTGCCTCATAGAATCCAATATTAAAGTCTGGAGCCGTTCGTTTTTTCACTACCTCGTCGATGCCAATTTGCACTAACTCCTTCTCTATAGTTATACACATACTATCCGTCTCTCCCTCAAAAGAATTCTTGCAAAAATGGCATAAATACTTACATCTAAAGTCTTTTCTGGTAGGGTCTAGCACGGAGGGTTTGACGTTTTTTCTAATTTCTTCCACTCTTTTTCTTAGCATTTCTAAGAATCTATCCTCATCGCTTTCGTCAAAACAAAAACTGTAAGGAACAGGGTCTACTTTTCCATCAATATCCTTATAGAAAAATATACTCATAATTCTGTTTGAAAATTCTGGAAATATCCTAGACATAGCATAAAAATATAGTAACAACTGGGGGTCGTTCACCATTTTTGTATAGGTTTTTTCTTCTCCTGTGGCCCAGTCTAGGCGGCGACCGCTTTTCCAGTCAACGACCTCGATTGTATCATCATCAACCAAGGTAACAAGGTCGATGGTCCCTTTTATAGCAAGTTGTCCCTTTTGGGTGTTTCCATTAGCGTCTACAAAGTCAAATTTTGCCCAATCTTCTTCGATTGGTAGATCAAAATGAGGCTCTGGGTAGTAGATATTTCTTTTTCTAGGGTCAAATTGGTGATCATTCCAAGTTAAAAAAGTCTGTACTGTTGCTCTTACTTCGCCACGTTCTTTGGGGTAAAACTTGTGAATAGACGTTGCAGCGTAAGCTTGTATTGAGTCTTCCGTTAATTTATCTACAAGTTCGTCTGTATTTAGTTTGTCTTTATGAACCCTGACTTTTCCGCACTTATCATCTTCTACAACCAAATATTTCTTTCTTGGGTTATCTTGTTGGAATTTTTTAAGTCCTGCTAGAATCTCCATGACCTTATGGGCCATAGTTCCCATGTCTGCCTTCTTTCCACTATCAGACCGCCAGCCTAGAGTATAAGTTAGAAAGTACTGCATCTGACAAAAATCATAGTTATTATAAGAAGAACTTCTAATATAGGTTACTAACATTGGATAGTCTCCAATAGTTTTTTGATTTCTAGAATAGTATCTCCGATTGTAATCTCTTTATTGTCAAGAACGTGCCAGAAATTAGAATGGTCATAGTTGTCTGCACTTAGCGCAGTCTCGCTTTCGTGGTTGTCATTGTGAACATCCCTTTCTAGTCTCAAGACTTTTCCGCCAGCTCTATTGATTGCTTCGACTTCATTTGGAAATCTAACATCTGCTACAACGGCGAGGTCGCTACCTTCTTTTGTAATCTTGTTTATACATGCGTTTGCCCATACGTTTGTATGAATCTTACGCATAATATCTGTACCGAAGAATTGCATAAATTCGCGAGCCGTCATTTCCCCCTTCCTCCAATCCCAACTTTTCTTTGCATCTATAGGCATCTTTTTCATTAGCTTCATATTCTGAAACCGTGGCATATCTTCCCAGCGAATATCAGAAAGAGTCTGATTTTTTTGGTCGTCTGTTCCATACGCTTGCTCGTAAGTAAATCCAAATAGATTTATGCACATGTCTTTTACGGGGTCTGCAAAGTTGTAAAGCTTTACATGGGGCCACATATTATAATGGGCGTACTCCATGAATTCCTCGTCCTTCCTTTCTATATCAAACTCACCCCATCCTTTTTGTCCCTGAGAATTAACTGTTTCAATAACTAGCTTTCCTTCCTCACTGATATTGTAATCGCTAATCATCTCGTTCTTTAGTAAAACTTCTCCGTAAATGATATTCGCAACGGTGGTTTTACCTGCTTGTTTTTTTCCAGATATGCCTAGAATCATCAATAAAGTCCTTCTGCTTGGGATAAAATATGTTTTTGTACTTTCTTAACTGACGTATCGCCAATGTCTTTCTTTGGCATCAAAGGATAGGTCAAATTAAACATCCTGTTTAGCTCTCTCTGTAGCTTCATTCTTCCTTCTCTTCCAGCTTGGTCGTAGTCCGTAAGAATAATTAAGTCTGTCACTCCTGATTTTATTAGTAGAGACTTCTGAGTTTCAGAAATATCCTTGCCGAACAAGCCCACGCAATTCTTTGCGCCAGCTTCGTACATCCTCCAAACATCGCCCTGTCCTTCTACGAGAAATATAGCATGTTTTTCTTTAGCTACTTCTATTGCGTTGTCGTAGTTGTAAAGGTATTCTGATTTCTTAAACCCTGTAGAGAATAAGTACTTGGGCTGTATAAAGCTTTTGGTTGCTCTAGCAATATAAGCTACTTCTTCGTTCTCGAAAGTCACCGGAATTATCGCGCGATTCCACATTTTTGAACTTTTATCTATACAATCTTGTACTCTAAAATGCTCTAGCGTGTCAGGTAAAAATCCTCTTTTCTCAAAATAAAACGAATTATTTAAAGTCTCTACGTCTCTCACGTAATCTGATTTCGTTTTGTCTTTTTTGTTGTTAAATATATTAACTATTTCATCAAATTCGCTTCTCTTGACTTTAGGTTTAATTGACGTAGATTTGTATTCATTGCCGATATTGTAAAGTCCGCACACATATCTCAATGTATCAGAAAACGTACTATCTTCCCTGACGGCTCGAATAAATCCAAATATATCAGTACCGAAATCTTCTTGACATCCGCGAGTCCAACATCGCCAGTTCTTTTGTGTCAAAGATATTGACAAACCTTTATCGTTATCGCCTCCATGTATTGGGCATTTCATGAAAATGTTATCGGATATTTGCTCATACTCTAAATCTAAGTCTTCTAATAGCAAGTCTATATTGTCTATTATGAGGTCTTTTACTTTATTTAAATCAAGCTTTTGTTTTGTTCCATTCATACCAAAGTAGTCCCGTGTTCGCTAACGTATAAGAAAACCACATTAGTGAGTGCGGCCAATCCTTCTGTCTTAAATTTCCAACAAATACTATAAAATAACAAACAGTTGCTATTACTATAGGTAGAACATTCATCTAACATCTCTTTCAAGGTGATTAGTATACTTTACAAACACTTCTTCTTGTAGTTCATAAAATAACCTTTCCCCCTCTATTTTCTTTAGCCGGTAGGTAGATTCTGTCATTAAGCCACTGTCATAGACTTTAGTGACCTTATAAGTAGATTGCGATTTAGGTAGTGGTATAATATCTCCATGAGAAGGTCCGCCATTAAATTCTGCTTCGTATTTACTCATTTGTTTCCTCGTCGAAAGGTAACTCTGCGCCTTCAATTGCGTCATTATCACCCGTCATTATAAATTCGTCTCTTGTTCTTAATTCTGTAAATCTTGCGCACTCGCCCTTCATATTGAAGTTGATGTAATTGCCACCTTTGAGTCCCGGTCCATGTCTTGCTTTTAGGTTGATTACTTTATGAGTACCTGCTCTTGGGCCGTCCTCTGCTAGTTCCTCTGCGGATTTTTCTTTAAGGAATGACAATGATGTAACAAGCCAAACAATCCTGTCAGAGCCACTCATAGAGCCTGTATCTTCTCTTGTAATTCCATCTCTGTTTAGTTGACATAGTGCTTGACAAGAGATGTCTAGTTTGACTGTCAAGTTATGCAGATCCATAATCTGAAAACCAAGCGCTTGAAACTCTGCAACAGAATTGGATATGCCAGAAGACGCCATTAACTTTAAGTAGTCGTAAATCACTAAGCAGTCATTTGTTCTACCTTCTTCGTCTGTTTTTACTTCTCTCATAACCCATCTTTTGATGTGGTTAAGAATTGTTTCAAACGGAGCGCCAGCTACACAAACGTATGTGTAGGGTATATTCTTTACTTCTTCTGCCGCAGCGTTCAGTGCTATGATTTTTTCTGGATCTTTTGCAAACTTGCCTGTTGAAATTTCGTTGATGGTTACACCACTAATATTAGAAAGAATTCTATTCAGATGGTCTTCTTTGCTCATCTCTGTATCCAGCATTAAAACAGGAATACCTTTTCTAGCGTTTTCTAGAGCAACATTGTCGCCCCACACCGATTTACCAACTCCCGGTCTTGCTGCAACCATGTCTACACATTTGCGCCTCAAGCCGCCTCCCACAACGGCGTCGTATCTTGGAAAACCACTACTCAATCCAATTTGATCGCATTGGTTCTCCTGTAAGAACTCTATGTATTCTTCAATATTTTCGCAAAGGAGTTCTTGTTTCTCGTCTGTATCTTCTTCTCTTAAAAAATCTATAACAGGATTTTCTAGAATAGCCACGATTGTGTCTATATCTTCGTCACCTTTAATTTGCTCTATGTCTTTGCCGATTTTACCGGCAAGGCTTCTGATCTTTCTAGCAAATTCAAACTTTTTAACCTGAGCAGCAAAATGAAAAACATTATCCCTGCTAACAGGAAAGTTCATCAAAGAGTTTATGTATTCAAGCTCTTGTTTTGTTTGTATAGTTTCAGAAAACCCCAACTGATCCGCAGCAGACAATAAAGATGGTAGATCAACGTCATTTTCTTTTGATAGTATTTTTTCAATACATTTATATATTAACTGGTTGTTTTGATGGCAAAAACTATTATGATCAACTATATCGCTTACTTCAACGTATGACTCTAGACCATAAGAGAACAGACCAGCAAGAACTGCTCTCTCAGCGCCTAAATCTAATAGGCTAGATTCCATCATCGTCCTCCGCAACGATTACATCTATGATAATCACCATATACTAACTTAGGAGATTCCATAAAGGTTCTGCCGCAAACATGACACTCTAGCTCAACTTTTTTAGCTTTTGGTCTATCTCTTTCTGATTTGCCCATAGCCTCATAAACTGCTGGATCAAAATCAGGATCTCTTTTTTCGCCCGTATCTTTCCACTTATTGCCTTTTGCTCTCACTGGTACTTTCCTAGTTGAGTTTTCTTTGGGTTTAACTTTAAAATCCTCACTCACTCTGGATTGAGGTTTTGAGGAAACCGCTTCCTCTTCTTTTTGTTCGGGTTATTCTTTTGTTTCTACGTCCATCGTATCACCGATAGTTTTAAACACCTGTTGAAATTGAGACATTTGCTCTGGGCTAAGTGATTCAATAAAATTAGCCATATCTTCTGAATTCATTTTCTTTTCCCTTTTTCCATTAGAATATCAGCCTTGCGGCGAACGTTATAGTCTCTTTGTTGTAAATGCTCCATCCGGCCCTCTGCGGTCATTTTCCATTCGTTAATTTTATTTGCTATATGGTTGTTCCTTAAAATTTGACCAACCTTGACTTCATGCTTCTCGTACTTGCTCCATTCGCCATCTTCAATTTCTTGACCAATAATCTTTTGTAGCGAATCTTCACACCAACGAATTACATTCTGAGTCTTGGCTCGCTCTGACCCAATATGATCTGCGTACTGCATTAATGCGTATGCGTACTCAAAACATTCTTGCTGGGTAAGTGCTTCCAATGCCGGAACATCAAACGTCTCTGGCATCATACATTGTGGATCAAGTTTTGCTGCTACAATATGTTTACCTAGTATGTAAGTGTCGATTCCTTTAAGGAAATTCTCAAGTTTATCTGCTGCGTTCAATTTTCTCTCTCCAGTATTCTGGGTCTTCGTCCCAACGTAACTCTACAAGAGTAATGTCGTTAATTCTACACCACTCTTTTTTATCTAGGTCTCGCCGTTTAGCTTGAGCAAAACCCACTTTGCTTTTATGAAAGAATGGAGTGTACTTAAAGTGCTGTTCGCCGTGGACTTCTACAGCCATCATACAGGATGGAATCATAAAATCAAGAGCTAGTTTAGATTTTTTATTAGAAGAACCGGGAAGCGTAACTTCTTCAAGTACCTGATAAGGGTAGAATAGCTCCACTATAAGCTCCCTAGCTTGTAAGTGATAGAAGCTACGCTTACTCCGATTGTTGATTAAATATTTTTTGGTATCGAGATTATACTCTCTACCGTTTAATCCTTTTACTTTCACTCGAATAGTTCCCTTACTTGACTGTACAGATATTCTTTTAAACAGTCGTTTTCGTTAAGAAAATTAGTTACTTTTTCCATACCTTGAAACTTAAATACTTTCGTAACATCTTCTTCTGTGACAGAAGAGGGGTGATTGTGCGTTAGCCAATCACTAACAACTTTTTGTTCTCTATCCTCTACCAAGGATGAAAAGGTATACCAAGCACCTTTTGCTTGAATTAATGCAAATTCTGTAGCGATCTGTGCAAGTTCTTGCGCTTCGTCGATACCAACACCGTAGCGAATCCAACTTTGAAACTGTGTAAGCGGAGTTCCTCCAGAAGCAGAAGTTTTTACCATCCAGTTAGCAATTTGACCAACGTGATTGCCTGATTCTTTGGGGACTTCCCACTTTCCTCTGTGGGTAATTACCATATTTGTTCCAGCTTGAAACTGTAGCATATTTCCGCAATCTGCCATTTTGTTTGGCGCAAATCTTGATCCACCTGTATTAGCAATATTGTGAGTGATGAAAACACCTATAGCTTTCATTCTAGACATGTCCCCACTAATACGTTTAAAAAACATAGACAGTAATCGTGGCAGGGCGTTGCGAACACCTGTGCGAATCTCTCCATCTAGTTCGTCTTGAGGAACCATGTTGGATGTAGAGTCACAACTCAAGAATAGGTTTTCTTCTTCTTTAATTAACCTTTCCATGACGTTTAGGTAGGTCTCGGCAGAAACCATAGGTTTATCATCTGTAGACTGGATGATCTCAATAGCGTCAGTGTCAAGACCTTTGATCCCAGTAAAGTTATGTTTAGTCAATCGACCCTCAGTGTTCAGGTAGTACACCTTTTTACCCTGTGATTGAGCCTTAGCTGCGGCATATAATGCGGTGGTGGTCTTTCCGGTTTTTGGATCTCCTGTCAAAACAACAACCTGCCCCTCTCTGAGACCTCCACCTAAAGCTAGGTCAATAGCAGGAGAGACGCTCAGTACCTTCATTTCTCCTAATTGCTCAAGAACTGTTGTTCCAGACTCAATAATTTTTCCATACTTCTTTTGGATTGTTCCTCTAACTCCGTCAGGAAGTTTATCTACCTTCTTCTTTTTTGCCATCTTTTAATTTCCTAAGCTTATTTAAACTACTGGACTTACCGTATGATTTTTTTCTAGTCTTTGCTTCTTTCTTTATCTCTAGTTCTTGACTAGGTTTGCTTTCTTCTTGCTCAATTATTTTCTTTTGCTTATATATCTCTGGTTTAATGCGACTATTCTTTAGAGAGAAAATAGTCTTTTGTTTGATAACTGCTCTTACAACAGCTTTTTCTCCGTGAGTTTTTATCAGCTCGTTGGCAGCAAACATTTGCTGCTTAAAAGTCCAATCCCAAGGTTTTTTATTCCAGAACTTATATGTTAGATTGCCTTCGTTCTTATATTCTGCCAATCGAAGGCACATCATTTCCGCTAGATAAGCGGCACAGGTGCAGTGATCACCTGTCGTCTGATGTTGATACTTACTCTTCTCTGTTCTCTTTCGTTTTGTCATAGATGATTGCTTCTTCAAAACAGTTTTCAATTTCATCTTCATACTCTTTGTCTACAATTAGTTCCGGTACTATCCACATTTTTTTATAGACAGTTCCATCTATCAAAGTTCCTACTGTATAGTAGTTTTTTGTGTCACCTCCCATTTGACCTAAAACAGATCTAACAAGGTATACAGCTTCTGCATCACTAACATCTATTTTACACTTATGAGAGCGATATTGCAAGTACAATTGTGACAAAAATAGGTTTTCTTTTTCGCACTTCTTTTTTATTGTACGCCAACCACTAAAATCATCGTAATTAAATTCTTCGCCGTTGGTTAGTTTACATCTAATCCAAACGGCACTCTTATTTGTCCTATAACTTTTTATCCATTTATCCTTATCCATTTCCACTCCTAACAGGAACAGTACATGCTGGCCTTTTTCTTTCTGATGAATTGTAGTTATAGTCATCTGAAAGCATTGATCCGTTTTCCGTCATAACAGTAGAACCCCTAGAAGAAGGGATTTGCGAAGCTATATGGGTTGGGTTTTTACTTTCTGTTGTAACGTCA